GCAAGACCAACATCATTGAATGGAATCCACGTTTACGAACGCTTTGGGATGAATTGAAACAAAAACGCAACAGTATTCTCAAGGATCGCACACAACCGCATCCCATTCGCGCGGATCAGCGCTTTATGTTTATCAGCGAACATACCGGCGACCACCTGGCTGCCAACTCGCTAAAAACGGCCATGAACAGAGTCGGTAAAATGGCGGCAGAGCAGGCGAAAATAGAGGGCGTGGAGTTTATCCATTTTACCTTCCATGACATTAAAAGGCGAGCATGTAGCGATTATATTGGCAACAAAATAGCGGCAACAGGCCACCGCAGTGAAGCTATGATGAAAATTTATGATGTTAGCATACCCGTAATGCCACCCACCCGTAATTAAAGTTATGACAAATTATTACAGAGCCATAAAAGTTAATGGTAAAAAAATAAATTATCATCGCCATGTTATGGAAAAGTCACACGGCAGAAAATTGAGTAGAGATGAAATTGTCCATCATAAGGACCATAACAAACTAAATAATACCTTGGATAATCTTGAAATAATTTCAAGATCAAACCATGCAAACCATCATTATTTTGAATCTGGAAAGGCGATTTTATGTCCACTTGAAAAAAAAGCAAGAGGATCAAAAAACGGGAATGCGGTTCTGAATGAAGAACAAGTTTCTATAATAAAAGTTAAATTATTAAAATATGAAGAAAGTTGCAGAGAAATCGCAAGACGGTATGGAGTTGCTGTTGAAACAATTAAGAGTATTCAAAAAGGCCAGTCATGGAAACATATAGAGCCTTTTATAAATACATTGCAACCAGTATTGCAACCAGAAGCTAAAAATAGCTTGATAAATAATCATCAAGTTATTGATTATAGTGGGGTGAGCGACGGGGATTGAACCCGCGACAACAGGAATCACAATTAGACGCTCAATCTATAATAATCAATTGCTTAATTCTATTTTATTGCAACCATTCAGGCATTTATGGTTTTTATAAATCAATCACTTAAAAATCAATTGCAACCAGCTTTTAAGTGTCTGCCGTTATCCGGACTATGTTGGTTCCATCTGCATAAATGATAGCTCTTTTCGCATTTGCAACGGTAATTCCGGTTCCGCTTGCACCGATAAATTGCAGTGATTGTGCGCCGGTTGTGTTGTTGAAAACTGTGTATTGTTTCACCATCAATGGAATGACAACATTGCGGGTGGCTGTCAAGCTCACGGTGCTGGTAAATTCCAGAATATCATTCAGCGCTTCACCATGGAGCAGAGTAATGTTGGCATCACTGGTAATGCTACGAACGAGTTTTCCGGTCGCAAGGTCTAACCATGGTCTATGATCTTCGTAGCTGGTAACTGTGCTTGCGCCGGTCACGACTTTATAAAGCGCAATGCTGCCTGGTGTAAAAGCGCTGGTGTTTTTGCTGACGACACCGGCCCGCGTCGATTCGACATAATTGGTTGTGCTGGCTGTCAGCGCCACAGTACCGTTGGCTATGGCCGTTGATACGCCATCGACCAAAATCCTGTCACCGAAATAATCCCAACTTAAGCCGCTGGAACTTTGTCGTTTACCTCCGAATGAATTTTTGCTGAGCGCGTTATTTATTTCATTAACGGTGGCTTCTTTTCCGGCCTGGGCGGTGGTGAGCTGTGTTAGTAACGAGGCGCTATCGGACATGGGTATTATCTCGTAATGGTTGCAATCAATGGGTAACCGCGCGAAACGGTAGCGGATAACTGATAAATTTTTACATAAAGCGTGGCCTGATTACTGCCAAAATCCGTGACTTGATTGGCACTGGTATAAGCAACCGTTTGTGTTGATGCTGTTAATGTGCGCTTAAGCGTGGTATAGGTGCCACTGCTAAAAATATCGACCTCATAGGACTCGGTAGTTTCCCCAAGTGCAGCATCGACAAGATCGCGCCACCCGGCAAACCGTGATCGTCTTGTCCATATTAATGTCCAGTCATTCGTGGTCGGATGTCGATTACCGGTAAGCGCGCATGGCGATAATGGTTCAAGATTGACCGCATTATAAGTGTAACTGCGATTGGATTCTGAAGCCAGTGCTTTCCCGGCGGTAATACCTCGATAAAGTTTCGCTACACCGATGGCTGCTGATTGCGAGGCAATAAAAGCAAGCCGCGCAGTATCCAGCAAGATGATTTTGTCAGCCGCCACATGCAGGCCTGTTGTCCATTCTGTGCCATTTTGCCCGCGTAGAAAATCATTCAGAATATAACTGCCATCGCCTTGTAATACGCATTTTTGCGCGGCTATGATCTCCCAGCGCGTATCCAGGCCATAAGCAAACCAGTTTGATCCGGCAAATAGTTGCGCCTCGGTAATACTGGATAGCGTACCCTGATACAGTATTACTGTCAGCGTGCTTGATTTATCCAGCACCGTCCCGCCGTGAGCGGTTAAGCTGGTAGTAGCATAGCCAATTGTCGAGCCAGGCGAAGCAAAATCTTCAATGCTGGTGAACGTTTGCCCGCCATCCTCGCTTCTGAACAGTGCGCCGCCTGGCCAGCCTGCAAGATAGCCGGTCATGGCTGCCGGGAATCCTGGCGTATTATCTGCATCCCGCAGCATGGGTATATCCAGCAACTCATAGGTGGTGGGGCCTGGCAATATCATGCCTGCACCAACAGATTGTCCTTCTTCACCCAGCGCTACCGGACTATAAAGCGCCGCTTTGCTATGTTTGGCACGGCATTCGATACGGCCATCCGGTAATGTGTTAAGGGTAGTCAAGCGTAATTCATAGGTGGCATTTTCGCCATTGAGCGTGATTACATCGCCTGGTTCCAGATTGGCGTAGGTATACGGCAATATAAAGCTGATGTCGTAGCGCTCCATCCAGTACAGGTACAGCAACACTTCGGCTTTTTGCGCGGCTTCCTGAGCATTGAATACCACGGGGATTTCGATGCTGATTTCATTAACCGCATCGGTATTGATGCGTGCTGCATATTGCTCGTTGGTGTCGTACTCGCGCGTATTATCCAGGTATTTGATCGTAACTTTTTTAGCCAGGATACTATCCATTTCACGCGCATTGGTAATTTGTATACCTGGTTTTGCGCCCGCTGAACGCGCATCCAAAGCGCTGGATGGAATAGTGACAACAGAGGCGGAACCACGCTTTTTAAATTTTATCGCATAACCATGCTGCATTACATCGAAGGGCCATGAGGACCGCAAGGGTTCAATACCGCCTCGTATAGCACCCATTGCAGATACGCGATAACCATTTACGACGTCTGTGAGTTCAGAAACATCTAAATCGCCTGTTGTCAGTAAATTACTATTAAGGCATTCAGCTTGCACTATGGTTGATAACAGTGTGACATTGCTGGAAAAGGAAAACCAGACTCTAATAGATAATGTCGCGCTGGTACCAACAGCAACAAACCAGGCTCCATTCCAGGCCAGCGCTTTACAATTGAGATTAGGTACAGTATGTGAAGTCCAGGTGATTCCATCAGGCGATGTACAAGCGTCTACGGTTGACGATAAGACCAATAAATAAGTCCCACTCCACCCGATACAGGTATGCGAAAATGCTGGCATGGTCCGTGCTGTCCAGGTAATCCCGTCAGGCGATGTGGCATAATCTGAACCACTGCCTTTAATGGCAACAAATAATGTACCATTATGAACAATTCCGGTCCAATTGGTTGCGCCTGGCATAGTATATTCAGTCCAGGTTATCCCACTATCAGACGAAGTGGCGCAGGTATTACCTTGTCGTAGAGCGACTAATATGCCATTCCCAAATGCCAATAAATTCCATGCTATTGACCCATTAATGTAGGGTGGCATGGCATTTGTGTACGTGGTCCATCCAATACCGTTTGTAGATGTAGCTGCATAATTAAATGCGCCGCCGTTTTGCTGTCCTATAGTGAAATAAAATGTATCACACCAGCAGATTGCATACCATCTGGCTACTCCTACGCCAAGACTATTTAACGACCAAATTGTGCCATGTTCGGAAAATGCGCTATCAGCTGATAACTCAGCTATCGCTACAAATCCAGAATTCGTTCCTGATGTGGCTATCCCTGTCCACAATTTTCCGGCCGCATTCTGGAATTTATTCCAGGTTTTACCGTCAGCTGATACAGCGACTGTATCATTGTTCCCACCATCTATGGCGCAATATTCAATTCCGTTATAAGCAACACCAATCCATGTTGAAATCGTTGTTGGCAATGTAGACGTGTCAGTATTAAAGTTAATTTGCCCTGTTTTGACTATTTCAACCTTAACCTGCGCTCCAAGCAAACTGTTATTATAACTTTCCAGCGGAACGTCATTAAATACGATATAGGCAAGACCTCTATAGGCAGGTGTATTGGCCACGCCCTTATCAGCCTGAATGCTTGGATCGGGTAACTGGGTATCAGTTCCTAAATACAGTTTAAAATATTGGCTTGCAGCCTCACTGGCAATTATATCTGACATTGCGGTAGCGCCCGCATCATAAACAAGATCGGAACCTATCCACATTTTTTTTATGCCGTCAATCGGCCCTTCGCATAGACCTACAGCAAACGTGGCAAAATAGGTAAAAGTGGTGTTTTTTTGCTTGGGCTTGCCAAAACCGCCCTTGCCGCCGGCGCTGGCATCGGTTTCAACCTCGGTGATCCTGTCGTTTTGTAGCCAGAATATATTGCCGTATTGGGCAATGATTCCGTAATTCCTCGGTATGATCGCGCCATAGGTTGAGGTTTGGACGGAAAGATCATTAAGCCGTGGACCTTTCAACTCAGGCGTTTTTGGCGGGTCCAGGGCGCCGCCGATAGCACCACCGATTGCCATGCCCAATGAAGCGCCTAACGCAACATTACCGCCGGCAAAAAAACCGATTATACCGCCGACGACACCGCCGGCAATTGTGCCTATACTGCTCCCGCTCATGGTTTATCCTCGCTCACTACAGGCGCGTCCTTAAACCGGTAAATGCGCATAATTCGTGATTTCCATTTTGTATCCAGTCGATGTTCGACCACGCGGCCTATGCCCTCATAGCTGTGTATCAGGTTTTCGCCAGTGTAGATACCTACGTGTTGCGGATCGCCAGTAAAGCGCATCATTAAAATATCCCCCGCCTGCATTTCATGTACGCGATATAACCATTCCTGGGTATCAGCGGCCAGTTCAAGCAGGCCATTGGATGGCGTGCGTGAATAGCCAGGTGTTTCCACTGGTTCAAAACCTAGTCGTTTGGCTACGTGTGCAATTACGCCGGCACAATCAAGACCAAGCCCTAATAACCTGCCCTGGTGCAGATAGGGCGTACCCAGGCATTCGCGGGCATAGGCAATAATATCGTCTGTCTTTATCTGCATAACTGGCTTATATTTTTTTTGACAGGATTAACAGGTAGAGACGCGATTAATCGCGTCTTCTTTAGACGCGATTAATCGCGTCTTCTTTAGACGCGATTAATCGCGTCTCTACTAACGGATGTAGGTTGATTGGGTAGGGATAAAACTGAAACCGCCGAAATTGACTACGTTATTCCATTTATCACGGCAATCCGCAAGCCGCTTTCTGCAACCGGGTATCATGCTGTAAGCATCGCCAATGACTACCGGGTAATAAAACGCTTCATGGGTCAAAATTGACCCACCGGCCGTATGCGCTTTTATTTCCTGCGGTTTAAGACCGGCATTGGCGCCGGTCGTAAAAGCAATGGTGCCCTCTGCAAAATAATCCACGGCTTCGGCCCTGGCTGAATCGGCAAACTGTGAGGCGCTGGTTACGCTGGTAAGGGTTCCGGTTACGGTAATCGGGCCCAGAGCCACTTTGCAGCCTGCATATTCCTGACCGCCAAACTTTTTGGGGCATGAGGGCGTATAGGTTTTGCCAACTGACTGATTGAGCGCATCAACCATCATCATTAATTCGGCGCTATAACGCTCGTCTTTGAAGGTAATTTTACCCATGAAAGCGACACCCAGCGGTTCTTCATCAACGACGGGAGTGCGCCAGGTAGTAGCAAATAAATAAACACGGGCGTTGTCGAATACGCCTGAAACAATCTGATCATAACCGATACCGGCAATATCAGCGATACCGGACAGATCAATTACACCAGGTGCCATATTGCCCTCAGCGGCAAGGCCGGTGAATTCATAGCCGGAATCTGTTTTATAGGTGTTGGCGCCGATGACTATATCGCGCGGGTGATCGGTCAGGTAAATTATTGATCCCCAAAGAGGAACAATTTTTAGACAATGGATTTTGTATTTAGGGTCAGCAACGGCGGGCTTCATTTATTTTTGTCCATGAAAAACACGAAAAGCACGAAAAAAAATTTACTCTTCTAGGCAACTTCATCGAATAGGGTTTTTTGTGCTGTGGCTTGCGAAAAGCGTTTTTGTGCAGCTTTAAAATAATCTTCATCAATCTCACAGCCGACAAAATCAACATTAAAATAATGCGCGGCTATGGCGCTTGAACCGCTGCCAAGATGTGTATCTAAAACGCGTTGTCCGGATTTGGCATAATAGTGTAATAGCCAATTGTAAAGCTGTATTGGTTTTTGGGTAGGATGTATGCGTTTTTCAATAGATTGTTTCGTGGGGCCTTGTTGATAACCATTCCAGCAATACGTTATCATTCTGACTGCCGTTTTGAAACTTGTCCATGCCAGCTCACAATCGGCAAAATCTCCAGATGTTTCTTTGTTCCAAACTATCCAGCAGGATGAATCAATAGGGTTTCTACTTATAAAATGATTAGCTCCCCAAATAATTTGATTTTTAGATACCCGTCGTAATTCGTTAAAATATGTTTTATCAGCTGGTTTCCTATCCCAGAACTTATTTTCGAATTGGGTTGCTTCCAATATCTTTCCATTCGCTTTTGAACATCTTGAATTATTGCTTTTACCATCCTGTCCTATTCCATAAGGCGGGTCAACAATCGCTAAATCAAACGCATTGTCTTGCAATGTTGACATGTACTCCATACAATCAATATTCAATAATTCAATCATGGATTAAGCAATTCAATGATTTCAATTTGCGAGGATTCGCGGATACCGGGAGCCAATGAAGTCACATCGATACGGCTGTTAAACCGGGCCGGAATATCGTATTCACAACCTCCATAAACCGTTTCACCTGTTTGCGGCGTAGTGTTGACGTTACCGCCGCTGGTATAAGCGGTAAATGCAGTGCTGTTGATGGCAACGGTGATCGTGGTCGCAGCGGTTACCGTGATAAACGCACGCAGACCGTTGATTTGCGTCATGCCTGATACACCAGAAATATACACGGAATCATCAATGTTATACCCGTGCGCGGCGCCAACGGTAATGACTGCGCTGGCAGCCTGTGTGATGCCGGTAATGGCCTTGGTGAGGTTGGTAAATGTAACCCGGCCGGTAGTAGTCGATACGCTGAAACGGGTAACCTGTTCGGCCGCGCCGATGGCTATTTTGGTAGTCCCGGAAACCGGCTTGAAGATCGTGCGGACAGGCTTGCCGATAGAGATTGGCGTGCCGGTGCCGCCATAGGCTACCTGCAATTGATAAATGCCTGCTGAAACCAGCGCTAATGTTTGATCTACAGCCGTGGGCGTGCCAGTGCGGTTGTTGGTGGTGTAGTCATCCAGGGCTTTGACCCTAAACCCGGCAAACATACCGTAGGAACGATGATAAAGCGAAAGTATCTGATCCCATAGATCGGCAGTAAACTGGGTGTAAAACACTGTGTAAATGCGGACCGGATACGGATGCACCAGGCGGCGGTATTCGCTGCCGTTGGCGGTTTGGGTGATCTCAACGTTGTATTCATCAGAATAACTTGCGCCGGCACGTACGCCAATTGGTAATCTCTCTTCCAGGAATTCGGCCATAAATTTGCTACCAGATTATATTAAGAGATTTTTTTTTGACAGGATAGAGACGCGATTAATCGCGTCTCTACGCTGTTTATTTTTTTAATGTCATACCTAACCATATCGACCGGCGCCGTTAATTAAGCCTAACGCCTCGCGTGCTCCCTGGCCGGCTGCTCTGCGGACGTCTGGCGCTGAGCCGCCATTGACGTTGACGATAATCGTATGGCCTTGTCCGCCACGCGTTTTTATGCCAAGTTTGCCATCCGAGCCTCGGGCTAATGGCATGATGGCTTCGGGGCCTGCTTCACCCATTAAGCCCGTGCGCCCGCCGGCCATCGGGAAGGTGTGCGGGCTTGTGACTACGCCACCACCGGCAAAGGCAACTATATTGCCGTGGTTGAAGGCGTGGCCCTTGGCGGCAAAGGCGCTGAACAGCGATGCGGCGCCACTGACGAGAGAATCAAGGCCACCGCCCCCGCCGGATTTTTTGGACATTAACGAATCGAATATGGCGGCGGAGGCTGCTTCTGCGGCCATTTTGCGCAAGGCGGTGGTGAAATTATCCAACAAACCGCCCATATCGGTATTAAAAGGATCAAACAGGAAATTGGCAAAACTATCCTGCATATTGCGCGCGGCCTGAATTGAAAACTGGGTAAGCGCATCAGTACCCTCCTTAGCCGGGGTTATAAATTCATCATTCCAGGCCTTGCCCAGTTTGTCGAATTCGGCTTTTGCCTGGTCGGAGTTAATGGTGCCGAGTTTTAATTGATCCTGGGTTTTAGCCAACGCATCACCAAAGCCGCTTTGAATGTCCCCGGAGCGAATCAGCTCATCATTGCTTTGACGCAAATCATAATAATCATTGGCGGATTCCACCAGTGCCGCCCATTGTTTTTCCTGGGTTTCCAGCGCGTCTTTTTCCTTGGCCAGTCCCAACAGGTTTTCCTGTTGCAATGGCGCCAGGCCTTTTAATGAGCCGCTGATGATCTCATATTCAACCTGGGCGACTTCGGTGTTTTTATCGCGTAAATCGATTTCTTTTTGCAAGCTGGCAAGCATCGATTCATAGGAATTTTGTAGCTTCTCTGCTGCTTTTTGTTCATCCGTTAATGCGGCTTTTCTGGCATGGTGCCCTTTCCCTTTCCCGCTGCCACTGTTGATAAAATCTGATACGTCTTTTGTTGATGGTCCCGAGGACAATTTTATCGATGCAGTAGGATTAAGGCTATCCTTGAGTTGCCCGGCAAGTTTTTCCTGTTGTTTGTATAGACTATCAAGCCGGTTTTTTTCCAGCGTGATGTCATTGCCTGCCAGGTCATCAATCAGCCCACCGATAAGCCCGTTGTTTTTCAGGGCATTGACTTTTTTCTCGGTGACATCAATTTGCTCGTTGACATGCTGGAGCTGACCGGCAACGCCTGAGAATGTTTGTTTGCCAACAAGCGCATTTCCAATACCTGACATCACATTATTAAAGGTAACGCCCGCCTCGGTAGCATTGCTGATTGATTCATACAGATTGTTGAATGCAGAAGCGAACGAACCACCTGCTACTACAGACACATTACTAAGTCGCACACGCATTAATTCAGACGTATCGTTAAAAATATCGGCATTCCTGGCCATTTCAGCGGTAACACCGGACAGCTTTGCGCCTTCCGCAACTACTTTTCTTAGTTCTGCGCCCCCCTGTGATAATAGTGGCGCCAAATCCTGCCAGGATTTACCGAGCGCTTTGTTAGCCAAAGCGGCCCGCTGTTGAGGATCTTCAATTGAAGAAAAGACATCAGCCAGTTGCAGGAAAGCATCAGCCGGGTCCTTGGCATCGATACCCAGCTTTTTAAAGGCTTCACCGTTTTTGGCGATATTAACGCTGAGTTTATTGGCGGCCGACGTGAACGCCTCCATATCGGTGCCGCTTTGTTTGGTGGCCAGCTGGAAGCCTGCCAGCTTTTCGACCGCTATGCCGGTTTTAAGTGACATATCGTTGAGGGCATCGGCGGCGTCTATGCCGGATTTTACAAAAGCGGTGACAGCGGCAACGGACAGACCTGCGCCAAGAGCTGAAAAGGCTTTGTTGATGCGGCTGGAGGTGGTTTCAGCGCGTTGTTGAAAGCGGTTTAGATGATCACTAATGCGATCAACCTGCCCGGCAATATTGCCCAAATGGGCATTAAAATCAACCGTGATGCCTAACGCCATTGCTATGCTCCAGTTACATTTAAATTAAGTTGCCGTGCAAGTTGTGCAGTGGCGACTTCCGAGGCCTCTACCATAATAGCTAATGCTGTTGGCGCGGTGTTATTGAAAGTGTTTAACACGAAGTGCTTTCCTTCAACCTGTCGTCCAGCGCCTACCCGCCGATACGTTGCCGTTTTAAAGCGATAATCCCGCCTGAATAAACGTTGGCCTGCCCTGGAATTTCTTGCTGTTCTGCTGTAATTTATTGTTGTTCCCTGGCGATTAACACGTGTGAATCTGGATGTTAAAGCTTCACGGCCAGTAACATTCGCGCTGCCCGTGTTGTAGCCAACTTCGACGTATTTACCATACCAAGCGCCCTTTGGATCGTTGCGTTTTTTACCTGGCGAGACGGTAATAAAAACACCAACACTGCCATTTTTACGAATCTGATTAATTTTTGAATTTTTAACTTTGATAGCACGTTTTAACCGGCCTGGGGGGAAATGGGTATACATTCCACGACCCGTATTATCTTTTTCTTGTGAGCCACGCGCACTAACTGGCGCAGCATTGCGGATTTCCTTAAGCATATAATTTGCACCTTTACGTATAGCAAGACGATTGATGCGCTCTCCTAAACGGGCATTGAATTGAAATAACGCGCGCTGAATTTCAGCAATACCACGGATTCTTATTTCAAAAGCATCATCACTCATCAGAATCCTTAATATCAATTTTGCAAACCCAACCGGCTGCGATTTGCGCGGCGCCGATCAACTGTCTGCCATGTTCTCCCATCTCGCCATGCCCGCCGAAATATTCCATTACAGTCCCCCGCTTAAACATATCATTAGCCAGCTTTTGTAATTGACCGGCTATTTCCGAAGGCTTTATGGTGAGCAAATCGACGCCATCAGCCATTATTTTTTATCCGCCTATAAAAAAGCGTGCATATCAATGTAGATATGCACACTTGATACTAACTCACAGCAATTTCGTCACTCACATCCAGCGTACCAACCGGCGGTGTTTCGAACTCGTCAACGGCCAGTTGAATTGTAATTAATTCGCTTTGCAGCTCTTCGATTACATCCAGCGGGGCGATTTGTTGGACCCTTAGCGGATAGCCATGGTCGATCAGTATTCTAATATCCGCTATGGCGTTGACAATATAAGCCAGGCGGATGATCGACCATTGCAGCGACTCATTCACTTCGGCACGGGCAGAACCGCTAAGCAGGTTTTCAGGAAATGACAATATCCGTGTGTAGCCCTCGATTCTGACCGATTCAAAAGTTTCCGCATCGATCAGCTCTTCAAGAAGTTGTTGGATGGTGGTATCCATTACAAGGCGACTTCATCACCCACTGTAACTGTACCCGCTACAGCGCCCAAAGGAGCTACAAAATTGAATGTTTCGGTGATGACTACCGGAAAGATTCCAGTCCCCAAATCACCATCTGCGGTAATTGTCAGCGCCGCGCCATCACCACTTCCTGCCCAGGCCAATTCGGCTGACAGGCCGTCGGCTGCTATGGTTAGAACCGAGGTTTCGGCTGGAGTGATTGACCAGACCGGGGCGCCTTCAATTTGACCTGGCGTGCCGTCTGCTTTAGTGTATTGCGGAGTGATGGTTCTTTTAAAGCCTTGATGGATTTCAAACATTGTATTTTCCTCTTTTGTTAAAAACAGTAGCAACCGGCTACTGGCGGTTATGGTTTTTAGACAGGATTTACGGGATTTACGGGTAGAGACGCGATTTATCGCGTCTAAAGAAGACGCGATAAATCGCGTCTCTACGTAAGACTGTAAATCCTGTCTGATTTATTTTAAACGTTATATTTTCTCGTTCTGAGAATCTCTGATTAGCAGCATTTGTTTGACCAACATCTCAACATCATCGATGCCCAGCATTTCAACCACTACCGGCAAACCTGCCCAGTCTATTTCACCGCCCAGCATGTTCCAGGCTTGTATCGCCAGCTGAAACAGGGCGGGTGGTTGCTCTTTATAAAACGGTAATTTGCTGGCTTCTAACCAGGCGCGTCCTTTCCCAGTTCTTGATCAACCTCGCTAATATGACCCAGCCAGGCGTTGAAGATATGAAAGCCAAGCTCGGTGATGATTTTGGGATGGTCATCCGCCCATAACAGGAACAACTCTTTATCAAATGGCAACTCAACACTGGAGCCGCCGGGTATGATGGTTATTTCCTGCATCCCCGGCCAGCCGACAACAAAGCGCTCGATGGCGGTTTGTGCCAGGCGGCGCCAAAGCAGGTTTTTCAGTGTAAACATTTCCGCGTAAAACAGTTTTACATCTTCACTGGCTAACGGATTGCCACCCATATCATTGAGCCATTCCATAGCTTGCATCGGTGTAGGACGGGTAATTGTAAATGCTTTCCCGTCTACATCGACGTTGGTTTGTCTGGATTTTTTGAGTTTTTCCAGCAATGCACTCATGATTACGCGGTGTAATATGATGGTGTGGCGGCTGCTGCGATTGATCCAGATGATTTGATGGCTTCACCAAACGCACCGGCGGGTAATGCGGTGAAGCCAACGTAACCGCTGAACACCATAATTTTTCCGCCTGTTCCGAAGGTAAATTTAACGGCCAGAAGAGTCTGTGCATCGGACGCGGTTTTCATCGCTGCTTGCCCGGCATCACTGATATCCCATAAGTGCCTGATATCTATCGATACCGGCGAGGCCAGGCCAGGTATTTCACGTTTGACATTGCCATGGATCACCGAGGTGTCCACTTTATCGAAATCGCCGCCGGACATGGTTATTTCGGCAACGGTTGACAATGTTGTGCCGAACGTTATTTTTTTGGCGGTGCCACTGGAGAAAGTATCGAAGGTGGTGGTGTCGATTCCAGTAGCGCTACTGACATCTTCAAGCTGGAATGATACCGTGGTAGAGACGTTGACTACCCGGTAAACTTTTCCATCCAGCTGCTGCATACCCTGTACGGACAATACTACAAAATCGCCATTGGCAAAATCGTGAGTACAAGTTATGACTCCTGGCGCAGCCTTGGAGATTGCGGTAATGGTTTTGACAGCGCCCAGAGCGGATTGCAGGGCAATTGCCACGTTGGTCATTTTTGTTACTGTAGACATTTTAATTCCTCAAGTCATAAAAAAACCCGCTTATACGGGTTGTAAAAAAGATTTTGTGAGAGTGGCTTAAGCCGCGTTATTCGCGGCTAAAGCCACTCCCACATTTCCACACATTTATTCAATTCTTAAACAGTGGCCGAAAATTCAACTGTGTTATAACTGATTTGATAGGTCAGGGTAATAACGTGGATCTCGGGTTCATCTTCGGATACTTTGAAATCTGTGGCTATCAATTGTATATCGTCAGCGCCGGCGGGCCTGGTCATGATCGATTCAATTAATACCGCTGCATCATCCATATCGGTTTCGGCTTTTTCATCGGCTACCGTGCCGCGTATCCAGGCATTGATCGATACCGTAATAATGCGATCCTGCGGCCTGGGTTGATTGTGGATGGTCATGGTTTCCACGCTTTCAGCATCGGCATAGAGCGTGACGCACGGGAATGAATTACGCACCGGGCCAATGCGTTGTATCCAGACACCGGCAAAACCTGGCAGGGTTTTTAATTGTGTTTGCAGGGCTTCAAGCAGGGCTCGGCGTTTGTGCATTAATTGACCTCAAGACAAAGGGCATAGACGTTGACTTGCCTAATATGACTTTCTATTGATTTTTTTAATTTTACGCACTCTTCTATTGAGCGGCTAATAGTCGAATGTTTATACGACGTTACCGTGATCTCTGAAATCGATGTAAATTTAATCGTTATAAAAATCAATAGCCAAATATTCATTTAAAAATACTCACGCATGTCTATATAGTTATCCAGCAATTGCTTGGCCGCATTCGGGATCGTAAACGGGCGCATCACTCCCTCTATGCTGGATTGAAATACTTCCCATTGACCTATTATGAACCGTATAGCGTCCTTGATTGATTCGGGTACATCAACAGCATCGCCATAACCGCTGATATATTTAATTTGCACCGAGTTTAATTGTGCTCTGACGGTTGGCCAGTTTTGGTCAAAGGCCGGAGCAATTGATGCGGTGACTGTATCAACCAGGTATTTCGACGGGTCCAGCGTTTGTTGTGCGCCGGCTTCATCCAGATATTTGACGCTGACTACCGACACTAGCGGCGCTTTGAGTGCAATGCACTGCCCATAGATTTGACTGAAGGGAAAATCGACCGAATAGCCGGTGACTGTCTGGCTGATAAAGGCTTTGCGGGTGAAATGCTCCGACCATTGCCGGGCGCTTATAATGCGGCCTGTAATGATGTTATCCCTACTGGTATCGGTGGCCTGGGTAATGCCCAGGTGCGAGCGCATTTCGGCCAGGGTAACGGGTTCGGTTTCCGGCGGTATTGTGGTTATGTGATTCATCAGCGCTCTTTTATTTTTAGCCAGAAGGTTCGGTCATCGGTGCGGCCGCCGGTTGTTACGATGCGCACGGTAAATGATCCGGTTTCTCCTACCGTGCCACCGGAAAGCCACACGGTAATAATGCCAGCGGACTGGGCACTGGAATTAACAGCCAGGCCGCCGGTTAAACTGACAACGGTATGGCTTACATAGGTATCGGCAATATCAGCCAGCCATGAGACAAAGCTGATCGGATAATCCAGGATGGCATTCGGGTCTTTAATGCCGGTTGGTTTTACCGGATTGGAAACATCCCAAAAACTCATAATGCGTAACTCCGATAATAATAAAAATTGATTGGATAATTCCTGATTTAAAGCGATATTGAATAGTTTCTATTTTCTGGCGATACTAAATAGTTTCTGTTTTCTGGCGATACGACATAACCTCTGTCGATTGACGGTATAATAATTCCTCCAGGCGCGGCAATAGTTCTACCGGCTTGACCAATTATTGCTGTTATAACCTGGCTTGCTATTTTCGTGCTTGCAGATTGCGCGGCTTGTCCGATTTTGCCGGTTATAGCCTGGCTTGCTATTTTCGTGCTTGCAGATTGCGCGGCTTGTCCGATTTTGCCGGTTATTGCCTGGCTTGCTATTTTCGTACTTGCGGATTGTGCAGCTTGTCCAAATCTTCCGATTACCGTAGTGGTAATTACTCCCGCACCAATTTGTTCAGCAGTAATTTGGCCGGTTTGTCCGATTATGCCGGTTATTGCCTGGCTTGCTATTTTCGTACTTGCGGCTTGTGCGGCTTGTCCGCTTATGCCGGTTATTGCCTGGCTTGCTATTTTCGTGCTTGCGGCTTGTGCGGTTTGTCCGCTTGTTCCGGTTATTGCCTGGCTTGCTATTTTCGTGCTTACGGATTGGCCTGATGATCCAGCATTTGCCAATAGCGAGATAACAGCAATTTTTTCGGTTGTGCCTTGTGCGGTTTGCCCAAGCCGACCTGTTACTGTAGATGTATGTGTCTCTGTGCCTAGTGCACTTAAGGAAAATATTTTTTTTGATGTTAAAAATAGTTGATAGGGGTTTTTACTTACCCTTAAGCATTGGTCCGTAGTAAATTCACAGGGGAATACCGCAAAAATATAATTTTCAACTAAATCGGATAATGTAGCCGAGGATGTAGCGGAGCCAAGCTTTAACGCTACACTAGACGCAGGCCTTGCACCACCCAATGCACCAGAGCCGAGTTTAATTCCATCCCTCCATACCTCTATGCCCCGGAGTCCTACACAAAAAACCCAGCACTCTGGAACAGTTGTAAATGTGACCCCGGTTATTGTTAGCCGATTTGTAGTGGCATTTCCGAAGTCATAAAAAATACTACCATCACTGTAAGGAATACAACATATTAACCTATTCCCAGCCGCTTGATCGCCAGTAAACGCTGAAGCATTTCGATATGTCGTATCCAGTTTACGACGGTATAAAACGACTGTGCCTGCACTAAGATTCGGTAAGCACTGGTCAACCGTTTTCTTTAGATCAATATAAGAATAGCCGCCCGCTGTCTGCTTAGCGGCCCAGCCTCCTTGTCCTATGTTGCGCGTAACATTTGACGGCGTAAATAGTGTTCCGGTAACTGCATCACGGGTGTATGAGTTACCTGTCCAAACCGTTGTCGCATTGCAAAATTCTTCGGCCATCCTGGCCAGGTTTTGAGGCTGGATAATCCCGTTCTGTCTGACAAGGATTATCATATATTAAGTATTAGTGTATGTTATACCGTTAAAACTAAATAGTTGGGACTGCGCCGCTGCCAAGCCCCCCGTATGATTATGAGCAAGGTATAAACCCCAGAACTTGGGCATTATGCCACCAAACAAAGACGCCACGCTGAATGGCTGGATGTAATAGACTAATCCCGCTGTCGCAACCGTTACATAAGCAGCCCCGGCAAAGCGCAGGCTGTTAAGCACCGATACATGACCTAGCGTCCGGGCCGCATCAGCCCCAGCCAATGTATCAGGTGCATCCGCTGTTGTATCAGATCCCCATACCCATAAACAAATTGTTTGTCCTATTGTTGGAGCTGTTGATGCATGTCCAGTGATACCGTCCACGTTTACAAGACAGTCAATAAATTTGTTTGTTGTGTTATCAATTTCAGTGGATTCCCTGCCCGCAACAAATGTTGCAGACGTTCCAAGGCTGGAAATGTCAAATGTTATTGCGGTGTTAGCCGAATAGGTTGTTGTTAATACCGTAGCCATTACGAGTTCCTCGCATCAATTACCATGACATCAGTACATTGCCCCTCATACACCAAAGAAGCCGAAAGCGGTCGTGTTTGCCCATTGCCCACTGTAGTATCTGATAAGATTTTCTCAATATATCTTGCTTTACGTGCTAACACATTTCTAACCGCTACCCACCCCCCGTCTTGAGAAGCACCAGCCACCCCTGACCGTACATTTTGCAGCGCATCCTGTAAGCCATTCCTGACATTAACATCCGAGGCGTTAAGCGTACCATCAATCGGGATTATCATCTGCAAATTGAACTGTTTGCCCTGGCATTGCAAAGACCGATTGCCCCATATTGTCGTCCCGTCTGGTACATCCGTTGGCGTCAGGTTTGCCCAGGCAATCGCAGCACGGATAAGCTGCACATCTGCCGTTGTTGACCAAACCCAAAAAGCAGGTGAAGCCTCAACCGATAAAGCCTGAGCAAGATTATAATAGCCATCGCCAGACAAAGGAAAGGCCGCAAATGTAGGATCAGCATTAATTGCCGTCTTTAGTGCCAAAATTTGTGCAGTAGTAAGGGTTGTCATTTTATATACCTATCAGGTTTATAAACTGACCGAAAAACTACTCACACGATGCGTACCCGCACCTGCAAAAGTTTCCAGCACAATTTTGGATACACGCGCATCGGCTGAAGGTAATCCGGTTATGTCAATAGCGGCGCCGCCCTGGGTCGCTGATACCTGGAAATAATCCGGGTCAGCCGACGTTGCGCCAACTAAATAATAATGCGTACCAGCGGTTAAACCGGCTGGAACGGTAGCGCCGGTAAAAGTAACGCGGTCATCATTGACCAGGCCAGTACCTTCAGCATAAATCCGGTTATTGGTTGCGACATCTAACTGAAATGAATAATCGGTGCCACCATTGGGCCACATACCTCGAAATACGGTAAGCGCTGAGTTCCAGACGCCAATCCAGGCAACTGTAACAGCGGCAGCAACTGAAAAATCTATGTTGCCTGAGCTGGCTTTACTACGCGCTGAAGCAGCGGCCCAGGTGATGGTTTGTTTGGCGTATGAACCGCCGGTAACTTCATTGGTTCCAGTGGCTGAATAGGCGGTATGTAGTGACATTTTGTCACTAGCTGCAAATTCTGTGTCTAAAATAGCGTTGGCTCTTGCATCGGTTATCATGGTTTGTACCTTGGTGGTTTTATGGAATTAGACTAATGTCCATTCATTGGGTCCTATCCGCATAGCGCTAATAGTCCCATATTGGACTGCCGTAGGTATGCCAACAGGAGTTCTTAACGTAACATCTGTACCAGCTGCGAACGATATTGCTCCAACACCGGCTTGATATAATGACAACAATTCACCGGCGTACCAACCCGAGATTTGATCTGTAAGTATTGTTAAAATGATTTCTGATGCTGAAGATGCAATAATCAATTTATCTTTATCAGTATGAACAGCATCTTCACTAACAGTGATGGTACGTTGACATTCATCAGTCGGCCGACCATACACCAATTGATCTATTGCCGGATATTGGATAACTTTCCCTTCAGCTTCTGCCTGGGTAATCGCGGCCCCTGTATTATCGGCTATTTTTCCGCTATTTAATTGCGTGGCCAATGTATCACCGATTGATACTAAATCTCCAGCTGCATAAGGCACACCGCTTAATGTGTAATTAGATAATAATCGAACAGTAGTAGCCATGATTTTCCCTCAGTTTTTTATAGTGTTAATAATTTCAGGGATATTCAATTATGGCGAGATTATGCCCGCCATAATTGAGATCAAAGTTATGTTGCAAGTTATGTTGCGGAGTTCTGATAATATTTGACAGCGGCGGTATCAAGCAAGTTACCGCCTGAACGTGCCCACATCAAAAAGCCAATCTGACCCAGTTTGATATATGCAGAATCATCAAATCTGAATAATGTGGCGCCCATCACATCGCGAACAATGTATTTTGAGAAATCACCGAACAAAATTGACTTGGCGTTTGCCGCCATAACCGCTATATCCTGGTTCACTGTGACCGGATAACCCAGCAACGAATCAGGCATTGGACCGCCAAGGCCGTCATAACCGGGAATAAATATTGGTCGGGTGGCAGTATCTTTCAGTTTACGGATAATTTTAAATGAGGCATCGTTCATCATGAAGCCAACATTACCAACCCGGTATGCTGGATCAATAGCATGTACCAGATCAATTAAATCATCCGAGATGACGGTCAGGGTTTGGCCGGTAGTACCCACTTTTCCAGACGTTGCGCCGGTGACTACACCACCCGGCTGGGCCGTTCCTGTACCGGTTGTAAAATAGGTGTTGGTGATACGGCCAAGACGCTGGATCAAGCGCGCATTAACGAAGGCTTCAACATCAATTTGCGAATCCTGCAACAGTTCAAACGGTACAGCGACCACTTTTGAGCTGAATTTGTAAGCGTTTACGGCTACGGTGCCGAAGGATGGATCGGCAGGGGTGGCCGTGGTGTTTTCTGCGATCAGTTCGCCCACTTCGGCGGTGCCATCAGAGGTCGGAAATGACAACGGATTGCCCATGTCAGTATTGATGATGGTAGCCACCGCACGTATACCGCCGAATGCTTTCAGTGCATCAACCAGGGTCTTGGCGATATCCGATTGCACGGTGTAGCCGCCTTGCGAGCCGGTAGTTGTGCTCATCGTGTTGCGGATGGTTTGCCAGTCTTCGGCGGTCATGCCTTTATCGCCATGACGAATATATTTTGCGTATAAGGTCCGCGCTACATTGTCTTGGGGTTTGGTTTTGTTGTTGAACAGATCAATTACGTTGTCATTGATATCATCTTCGGAGAATTTATCAAGATACGCCTGGATATTGCCGATTTCGATGTCTATGGCATCTATTTCCGACATTTTCCCGTCATATTTTTCCTGATCCGCAGGTTCCCAGCGCTTTTCGGCATTGCTGTTGGCATCCAGGTGTGATTTGATTTCTTGCGCTACAGTAGATCGTTTAGCGCGTAGTTCACTAATGTTTCTCATTTGTGTTCCTTTTTGGCATAAAAAAACCCGCTTTAAGCGGGCAGGTGGTGCAGATAGACGCGCTAAGCTGCAATTTTTTCCCTTATCGCCAGACGGCGGTAATGGTTTGATAGGTCAATGGGTTCGGGTGCTGGTTCCGTGATGGGGTCGGGTGTGTCTTCCGGATCCGCTTTAGCTTGCATGGGCGGCGTTTTTGTATAGGCTGATAGATCCCAATCTATTTTATTTTTGGGTGTGTCTTCGGCAAGGGCGGTTACAAATCCCGCGTCAACGGCTTCCTTTCCAAAGAAATAGGTTTCTTCATCCATCCAGTCCTTGATTTGCTGTTCGGTTTTGCCGCTTTTTGCCATGTAATCTTTAATCAGGGTTTGGTCGGTTCTACTTAGCAGTGTGGCCATTTCGGTAAAATCACTGGCATTACCCATGGCGATTGACCAGGCATTGTGAATCATGAACATTGCGCCTTCACCGATCACTGATTCATCGGCGGCAATCACCGGAAAGGTGGCGGCGCTGGCGGCGTAGCCGTCTACATGGGCAATGATTTTGCTGGGATGTTCTTTCATTGCCTGCGCCATCGCCCGAGCGGCGAATACATCGCCGCCGGGTGAATTAATGCGCAAATGGATAACCGGCGCGGTGATGGCCGCCAATTGCTTGATAAAATCCATAGCAGTAACACCGCCCCAAAACGCATCTGAAACGATGACATCATAGAGATATATGGTCGCTTCTTCGGCGGTCGCTTCGGCTTTGAAAAAACCACGGCCTTTATTGAGCGCTAGCAGTTTGATTAGTGGTGACATTGTTTGTTATCCCGGTGTTTAATAAATCGCCACCATCAACGGGTGGCATGTTTTCTGTACGTCTGATTTCGTTCACAGTTAGCCAGCCGGGTTCCCCGGCGCGTCCAAGCCCTACTCTATAGCCTTCTTGCCGTGTTTTGTAATCGCCCCGTTCAAGTCCGGCTGTGTTGAATTCAACAAAATATTTTTCCCGGTTAGGCCAAAATTTTCTGTTTATTTCTTGCTCTATTTTGGCAAGGTGGCGTGCCAGGGTGTATTTAACGTAACCAATACCCATTTGTTCCACGCCGGAACCCCATGAAGTATTATTTTGTGTGTGTCCAATCATGTGTGGCGGTACGCCAAATGCCCTGGCTATATCTTCAACCTGAAATTGACGGGTTGACAATAGCTGCGAATCTTCGGCATTAAGCGTCAATTCATGCACTTTTGCACCGTTTGTCAGCAGGGCTGGGGTATGGGCGCGGTTAATGCCTTGATAACGCTCAGCCCATGATTTTCGCATCATTTCCTGTTGTTCTGCGGTTGGATTACCCGCCAGTTCAACGGCGAAGTCCGGGCGTGCTCCGTTTTCAAAAAAGGCGGCGCTGTATTGATCAGCTGCAATGGCAATGCCGGCGGAATTTCGCAAGACATAGGCTATCTGGCTCATACCTCGCAAGCCGTTAAAGCCAGGGCCCGCAACATGCAATATTTCGGCGGCCTGGTAGGTTTCGGTTTTATCCTCATCAAGCAGATAATCCGGGAAAACTTTGTAAAGAAGCCCTGCGTCCTCGTCATAACAAACAACAATTCGCTTTGGGTGTATCCATTCCAGCGCAATAATGTCGGCATTAAACCCGTTTACTCGCCGGATAATCCTGGCAAAGGCGTCACCATGCAATAGCAATGATGACATCATGGACTCCCAGAATACCGCTGCACAATACCGTTTATTGGGTGCTTCGTTCAATAGCCACCAGACATAATGATCGGCTTTTTGTCGGGTATCCGCTGTGCGTTGATAAACAGGCAGAGGCATTGTTGCTATAGCCCCGCCAATCAAAGACACACAGGCATAGACCGCGCTAACCTGCATGGCGGTATGTTCGTTTACCGATACGCCAGCTGATGTCATGCCGTTCATGGACCAGTCCAGAAAGTTGGAGCTTGAAATCACGGTTGAGTTGTTTATCTGCGGCGCTTTGCTGGCCGTAGGCGCTTCAATGCCGTAGCGGCTGATCTTTTGCTTTTTTGCAAATAGTCCCATCATAAAAATATTATCTCCGAGGCTGATTGGACGTCGTCAAGGACTACTGCACGCGCCAGAGCATTGAACAGAGCTGATGCGCCGTCAATTTTGCTGTCGTTGTCTTGTTTATCCGGCATTTTTCTTTCACTTTTGTACTCGTGTACGATGACATTACTTATGTTCCACGCCATTACCGGGTTTCCATCATGATGAATCCGGCCAGAATCGATGGCCGCTTCCAGCTCATTGATGGGGATGGTAAGATAACTGCCATGCTGTGGAATCGTGACCGGGACCATCCCTGCATCTTGCAAATCATGACTTATCTGGATGGCGCCCCAGGGATCATGCGGTACCTCTTCGACGGTGAATTTGTAAGAATCTTCGATGATGTCATCGCGTATTCTGTTGAAATCCTGTTCGTTGCCATCGCAAACTTCTATAAATCCGTCATTTTGCCAGCCGGTAAACATGGCTTGCAGCACAGGGTTTTCCTGTTCTGTTATTTGCGATTCGCAAATGTAGAAACGGGTAAATATGTAATAGTGGGACGCCCCGCCTATGTACCGTTTAAACAGTAATATTTTTGCTGAAAGGTCACGTTTTTTGGCTAAGTCCAAACCTATCCAGCAGGATTCCCCGAGAAAATCTTCCAGATTCATGTTTTTATCGTGGCACAACTCCCAGCTTAAAACGTTGTAATAAGCGTTTTTGGCGTTACACCAGACATTCAAATGCTTGGTCTTGAAGCTGTTTTGTTTGCTGGCCTTTTGAATAGCCAGTTTTTGCGCTGCTTTGACGAAATCAGGCGCTACCGAAATGCCATAATTGGGGTTGGCCTTGATCAGCATTTGCGGATCAGTCCAGTCGTCGCCATCATCCAGTCCATAGCAAACGGCGAATAGTTGCGGCCAGTCCATGGTGCCTAACAGGACATTAACTGCATCTTTATCCATTTCGTAGCATGGACTGAACAGGTTTTCGCCGCTGGTTGTGATAACCAGTACTAGCGGCTCTTGACGTGCCGCCATGCCTGTTACCATTGTGTCGTACAGATCGGCGGTATCGTGTTCGTGAAACTCATCAATGATGGCGCAGGATGGACTTGCACCATCACCAGGCTTGCCAATGACCGGTTCAAATTTTGATCCGTCCGGTCGGACAATGGAACGGGCCTTGTCATCCAGTCGATAGGCTCTTTTCAGCGACGGGGTGTTTTGCACCATTTTCTTGGCAGGTGTGAATACTTCGTCTGCCTGTTTTAACGTTCCGGCACCGCAATAAACTTCCGCGCCAACTTCGTCGTCAGCACATAGCATGTAAAGGCCAATAGCGGCGGAGAGAACTGATTTTCCGTTCTTTCTGGGAATTCGTAAATAGACAACGGTATATCTACGGAACCCGGTTGTTTTATTTATCCATCCGAAAATGTTAGCAACAATGAATTTTTGCCAGGCTCCTAGTTGTATTAACCGGTTAGCCCCGACTTGCGCCGCATAATGGCCTTTTACATGCGGTAATTGTTCGATGAAGGCAATGGTTTTCCATGCCTTTGCAAAATCAAAACGGTATAGATAATCAGGATCAGTAATAGACAGCTGATAATCATCAATAAATTTCCTACATGCAGCTATTTCTGTTTTTGCCGCCAGGCGATGACCTGTCGTTACATCATTGGAATACCCGAGAATATCCTGAAACCAGGACGCATTTTCATTGTAGATGTCTATCTGACGCGTAGATACGTTCAATTTGGACAAACGGGTTGATCTCCTCGTCACTAAAAATATCCATTTGTACTGACTCCAATTGTCGGCGGGCTTGCGGTGTTAAGCCAAAGTCACCTACATAGCTGCGAAGCATCCGGCGGGCTTCATTGAGTTGGCCGATCTCAGGGCGGTTCTTTTCTTGAAATCCATTACGCGTTTCTGAAGCATAAGTATCGCCTTCTTTCCGAAGATATTTCGCAAGACGATCAATGCTTGAAACCACCCGGCAATACTCGACCAGAGTATCGACAAAAAGATCATTCAGGTATCCATGCAGTGCAAGCAATGGCGCAATCCTGTCCCACACTACCAGCTCATCTTCTTCTAATCTGAAGCATGGCCGTAACCGACGAGCCTCCTCATAGTGTTCTTGCTTTAGATCAAGAGCAGTCATCGAAACTGGTCTAACTGACTTTCTCATCATTCACCTATTCAATTTATTGGCTTTTTGTATTTCAGAAACGAACCGCATAAAAATTTAAC